ACTCACTCCGTACTCTTCTGCTATCGTATCGTTCGACTTAAAGAACGTATGTTCATTCCAGTTAAACGAGTCGATGTCACCCCATAGAATTTTGTCTACGGGTTGAAGTAAGGGATGTTCGAGGATTTCCCTTGGAATCCATATTCCTTTAAATTGCCTCATAGATTACTTCGATTTGAAAGTACGTGCTGTTACTGAAGAGTTCGGCTTCCATAATGGATGCAGTCCACTGATAGTTGCCGTCGTCATCGCGATACAAGTACACGTACCGTTCCATTAATACTTCGTTTCCTTTGTTTTTTGGTTCAACACCAACTTGCATTGATTGAGCATTTCGGTGAGTTTAGCACACTTTGCTCCGTCCGAAGCTACGATTAACGCAAGCAAATGCCTACGGTAATATCGTAACTCCGAAACGGTGCATCGTGACCAATCCTTAAATTCCATACTGCTGCAACTCGGACATACGTAAAGCTACCATATTTGCCCACTCTACCCTGTCCACGTCCGTATGCTTTATGATTTCGTCAGTGAAGTCGATAAAGCGATGTGGAGTCTTGTTGTAGTACCTGTTGCTCGTTTGACGTTTCCATCCCAGCTTTTTGTTCATATGCTCGAACGTGCCGAAATGGTAGTCGATAAATGTTTTAAGTGTCATTTTTTCTTCTGTTTTTTTTGCCATTGTTCCCAATACGCAGGGTAATCTTTTTCGTGTTGTACCGCTGTCTTCGTAGGAAACAAAAATTTCTCTCCATCGTTGCCGTCAACCAAGGTATACCCCAATTGAAATACCAGTGTAGATACCTTATCCTTATTCATTTGCTGGCGCATATACGGTTGACGCTTTAGCCATAACAAAAAGTTATTTACTCCCTCGTGGTACTCCTTTTCCGAAGGTGCAAGTTTTGGAGTGGTCAGAAACTGGTTCATCTTCTATGTTTTCAATTAATTTGATAAAATCAGATAGTTTGCGCGGGGAGACAAAAAACTCGTTTGAGTGCATATATTTTGTTTTTATCGTTATACCTAGGTCAAGCGTAACTATTGATTCGGGAGTTATTGGTTTGCCTGCTTCCGCAGTTCCTCCTTCTATGTCTAACCAGAATGCTTTTTGATTCATTAGAATGGCGTTTTTTGTTCAAGTGTATCCTCGGTCAAGGTGTCGCGTAGATGCAGCATCATACGAGCCGCCTGCTTAATCTCCTGCTCGTTGAATTGTGAAGCGTGCGTAGTAGCGTGAGCAAGGTATTCCATCGCAGCATTGATTGCCCACTGACGACTGATACGTTCGTCTTTCTCAGCCCAGTACGCTTCTTTATTTCCACCGCTTTGACCTTCAGCCTTGACCTTTTTAATCTTCAGTTTTGTACCCCATTTATTGGACTGTACTTCTACCTCTACCTCATCGCCAACGGCATAAGGTGGGGCTTCTGGTGACGTGCTAGACGCTGTTCCTTCCGTTCCGTTTTCCAGCTTTACCCAGAAGTCGTAAAAGTTCTTTCCGTTCCACGTCCAAGGGTTGTTGTCGGTCTTTTCAATTGATGCAATCTTAGTATTCATCTCTATGGATTTTTAATGGTTTGTAGATTTTGATTAGTCCCCAAAGGTATCGTTTCACTGTGTACACTTTGAGTGGTGGTTCAGGCTTCGTTTCGATAATCACGCATTCGCTGAGTATCTTATCTATGGCATCTTGAGAGACGGGAGGCAAGCCTAGTTCTTCCCGCCACGCAAGCCATTTATTGAGCTGTGTCTTGTCCATCTCGCTTCTTTTTCATTTTTTCCGAATGTTCCGTAAGGCAGTAGTACAGCGTGAAGTAAATCCAACCCGATTGCTTCAACGCTATCTCTAACTCGTCTTTTGATAAATCAGACACAAACGATTTATCACCACCGCTTGCGCCCTTTGTGCAAGCAAATGAACGGTAGCCTTTGTCAATGAAGTATTCGGGATTGAACCATACTTCATCATCATCGCACGGAGTCCAAATCTTAGCGTTGTACGTTTCGTACACAGTGCCACTCGTAGCACCAGTGACCCACGTTTCTTCTTGACTATACTGCATAACCCAAATCGTTTTTTACGTTAGATGAAATTTTGTGGCGTTTCTCATATGCCTTCCCACGCAAAGCAGGTTCTTCTTCTTGCAACTTTGCTCGCATACGTCGGATGCTTTCTGAATTCGTCAGTTGTCCAGAAGCAAGCATATGTAGGAAATCCATAGCCGTAGCTTCCGTGGTTTTTACGTTGTGACGACGCAGTTCTATATTCCACACGTTTGCCAGTAGGCGATAGTCGTTATCCCGCAGTTCGGGATACTGAATCAGTAGTCGTCTGACTACTTCTTTTGCTTTGTTGATTTTCATCTCTTTGATAGTTTGAATGAATTTGTACGCAAATATAGTAAACATTTACATACATCCAAGACTTGCGTAAAAAATGCGTGGATTTTGCGTGTTTGCGTGAATCGTGCGGGAATTTTACGGGTTTGCGGGTAAGGCACAAAAAAACCCCTACCTCGTTAGGCAGGGGCTTTCGCTTATCAAAGGAAAAAATCTACAAGGCAATGACTCTTGTAAGGACGAAGTTACTTATTTCGTTTGCTACGACCAAGTACCACCGCGTTTAAAATACGCTTCAGCACGTCTACGATTTTATCGTCTCTGGTCGATTCAGTGAGAGCTGTATATGAGCCAGCCGCCGTAATAACGATGAGGCAAATTTCAGCCCAGTTTTCGAGGAAAAAATTATTCATTGATTAGGAATTTGTATTTCTCTTGTACGTCAAACGAAGGACACGCTTTTTCGCTGAACTCGTTATGACCGTGTAATTTGATGTTGCCGAATAAAGTCTTTAAAGCATACCACAACTGTAACCAACCCAACTCCTGTTCGGCTGTCATAGTATCTGCTGGTTTGTTATCCTTGGCACTACGCCCACCTATGTAACAAACTCCAATGGAATCTTTGTTGTTGCCTCGACAATGCGCACCTACTATGTCCAGGTCTCTACCCTTATGAATCGTGCCGTCGAGGTATATTACGTAGTGGTATCCAATGTCATCCCATCCTCGTGCTTCGTGCCATTGACGGATGGTATCAACATTGATATGCGCACCTTCGATTGTATCCGAACAGTGCAGTATGACCTTGTTAATCTGTCTCACTCTATGCCTTTTTTAGCCAGCAATAGTTTGATTTCGTTGATGCCACTCACCAAAACCTCTAGCGTCTCTTGAACCTTGGTTTCTTGCTTTTCGAGCGAGTATAGGCGGCTCTTAATTTTCGTTACTTCGTTTGTCATCTTGACCCAAGTTGCAATGATACCGCTCACCGCACCGATAATGACACCAATTAAATCGTAGTCCATCTCTTTATGTACTCTATCAATTTCGCTTCGTTCCTAATTCGCTTAGTAATCTTTGATGCCGATACCTTGCGCGATTCTGATTTCTTTGTTGCTGAGTAGTCTGTTTCTGTCGACATTGAGATTACCAAAATAGTTGTGCCGTGACGGATGCAGGTCTGCTCCCGTGTTAGTTGAGTATTCAGGAAACAACGCTGTGTTATGGCACAAGTAATCTACTAAACGCTGACGGTAAAACATACCAATCTCCGTTGCTTTTTGTACCACCATCTTTATGTCAGATACACTTGCGCTACTGCCTTGTTCGTTACTAATCAAAGTGACGCTGTTGTTTGAGAATCGCAACCTCATCACATATGCTACTTCCGCAAATGCCAGTTGAACCAAAGTAGGCTGGATGTATTCCGTCACCAATGTTTCGTAGTTGCCTGTAAGCGTAGAGTCAATAATGTCCTGCTTGAGCTTGTTGTCCAAATCTGTTCCCAAGGCTGGTAAAATCCAACGGTCTTGAGCAATCAAAATGTACGGATGCAACAAGTTGTCATCGACAGCAGAACCCAATGCTGTGTCCTTCTTTATACGCGAAGCGTTAATATACAGTGTAGCCATTATTGCTTGTCAATTGGTGCGATAGCTTCGTCTCCTTTCTGAACTACATAAGGGTTGTTTCCGACACGCTGCATAACGTCGTCCCAATCCTCGTACAGCCCATCCGTGGTATCTGGAAGACCATCTGGTACATATACATATATAAGTCTTTTCCATCCGTGGTAGCAGTTCTTTCCGCCAGCCCACTCAAAAATATCATACGTGCTTTGTCCCGCTGCCGCAAACTGTCCGTTCACCCCGTCCGAACTCATATTAGCAATGTCTTCGTAACGGTACTGTACTCCCCCTTGAGCCAAGTCCATCATCTCAATACAAAAATCACGACTGTCACCTACAGGCTGTTTACTGGTAGCTTTAAAATATTGATAGCGCACGGCAAACAAATTACCTTGTGGACTTACGACATCGCCCCAATCAGAAACGAGGTCATAATTAGAATAATCTTCCAGACCAAATTCGTATTTCGTGTGCAGGCGTTTGTCATCGGACGTGTCGTTGACTACCTCCTCCTTCAGCAGAAAGAATTCTTTCGGCAGTGGGGCATCCTTGTCCGCCAGATGATTTAACCAAATTGAGCCTTGGGTCTCGTTGATGCGTATTGGTTGCTCCGAAAAGATTTTTTTTTTTACTTCCTCTTCTTCGGCTTTCTGTTCCATAAATGACGCTGGCACAAGGTCTTTGAAGTACACATCCAAAATGATGCTGTTGGTCGCAAGCAAAGGCTCGATACCTTCTAGCAAAATATTTTGGAACGGCTCGATTACCGTCTTGCTGTATAGGTCGTATGCGTCCTTCATTTCATCGGCGTTGCTTCCAAAGCCTCCACCTTCTGAACGCAGCCCAAACAACAACGGACTGGTCACACGGTGACCCGACAATATTTCTTGGAAGGTTTGCTTTGCTAAGAAGTCATACGTGTCGTGTGGGTTGGCTAAGTTGAAAGGCTCAACCGTAGGTGCTGAATCTTGCCCGTCGTTGAAAGTCATCAGAATCTTTCCCGCGTTACTTGCCCCTCCAAACTTGTCGTAAATCAATCGCTCCAAATCTCGTCGCTCATCGTCCGTAGGAATACCTCCGTTAAACGAAAGTACCATACTTGGGAACAACCCGTTTTTGATGTTTTGCAAGTGGAACTCAGCAATGTTTTTGTCGAGTTCGATATACGAAGTAGCTCCAGCATAATCAGGCAAGCCATAGAAAAAACTGACTGGGCTATACGATTTGATGTGCAGGATTTGGCTAGGTGCAGTACGGTCGCTAGTATTGAAACGCGGGATAGGAGTT